TGACACTACCGTAGTATGATTCTGACACTACTGTAGTATGAATTTGAGACTACCGTAGTACCGCTGATGACACTATAACTATACTAATATAACTAGACATATTAACTATAAGAATATAACTATTTGCAATCTAGTAAAAATTTGTTATAATAGAATTACTCATTGCACCTCAATGACAGTGGTGGGAGAGATTTTTTCAATTTTCTCTCCCCACTACTTTTTTTAAGTAATGATTTGACTTTCCAAACAATGTGTGGCAATATAGATAATCGGAGGTAGTAATGACAAATGAAGACAATATATACGAACTTCAACCAATACAAGCTAAGTTAGATGATATTAAGTCACCTATAGAGCAAGTAAAGGAAGAAGGTAACGTAGGCCTAAATTGGGACCAATGGATAGAATGCGTTCAATTTATGGCCATAAGATACACAAGCGGTACAGATACACCTAGTTCTTGGGGAGAAGTAAAACTAAGAGCAATGTATCAAGACCTACAATACTTTACCTATGAAGATGTTCAAAAGGCAATAATAAGACTCCACGAAGAGGGAAGAAGTTTTGCCCCGAACAGTTCACAGATTATAGGAAAGTTAAATGCATTAAATTCCCAACAGGTTATGTCAGCGTCTCAAATAGAGAGGTTGTCTAAGGGTCAGTACAGCGAATGTAAAGGTGGTGCACAGCACGAATGGGCAGATTGGGGATGGTTCTTTGATGAACAAGGATATCCAATTTTCTTAGAGGTTTGCTGTTCGACACTAGGACCTAATATGCCTACTTGTTTAGCAGAGCGAACGAAATCAAATCCAAGCGAAGCTAACAAAAGTATGCACCCAGGTTTTCATATGACTAGAGAAAAATTCATAGAGAGTATGAAGAAGCTCAAGTTGAGTGAGAAGAAACAAGATGAACTATTGGAATACAGAAACAGGCTACTCACAGAAGCAGAAGTAGCAAAATTAGGGGTTACATATGATAAGTGATTTTATAATCAACAATGTAGATGAAGATAAGTCGGTACCGATGTTCTACGCTATGACTTTTTACAATGATTTGAGACAACAAATCTATGACAAGAATGCAATCTTTATATTAAAAGATAAATTAGATTGGCTTGGTTACAATGAAATTAAACAAGATATGGATGAAGACTTATGTACTTCAGCTGTATTTGCTTATGTTGAACTTTGTATGGCCGAGCTAGTGTATGAAGGTATGAAAGACATCAAGAAGATGGATGACTTATACCAAGCTACTTACATTAGAGAACATATTCAAAAAGGATTTAAGAAGCATAAAACTTATGGGGATTGGCCCGAAGATATGAAGAAAGATACGATAAGACATTCTTTATGGAATTACGAAGATGAAGTGCTAGCTATGCAGAACAGTGTTAAATTTACTTTAGCAAGTGTTATGAGAGCAGTAGGAGAAATCAATAAAGAAACAGATAAAGTTTCTATGAACGATATGCATATGATTTACGATGAACTTTTAGAGAAACTAAAAGATATGTCTTTACCAAAAATTATGGAAGATGTAGAAGATGATGAAAAAACTTCTCTAGATTTGATTTCATCTAGTATGTTTTCAGATGACTATATTGAAAATGTGGTTGACTTTTGTTTTAACAAGAGTTAAAATTATCTTGCGATAATCTAATTACATAGTAGTAAGGTTATGCAGGACAGTGCGCCTGTGGAAAATGATTCGATGGGAAGGTATTGGTTTGGACACTTGTACTATTCATTTGGGAGCGATACCCAACACAGGCACTAGGGAATCGGAAATATAACTAAATTTGTTTATGTACGGATTTAAATACTAAATGTAGTGTATTAGTAAAAGTTATAATTAGGTTCCCTTATTTTTACCCTCACACATTATTTAGATAATGATGAATAAGTATTAGTTAGTGAGGTGAAACGGCGAGCAATTAAGAGGGTATAATGGAAATGTCGGTGGATAACTAGCAATAGTTGTCCCTTTGCCGATACCCTCCCATCGTCGGCTCTCTTAGGAGAGCCGTATCTAAAATGACTTTACAAAATTTTTTTTACTTTGACTTGACAAACTAGATATACTATGGCATACTTAATATATAACGATTAGAAAGGTAGGTATAACCTATGGATTACGATATTAAAGATAGAATCATTTCAGAAACAATGTCTGAATATGAAGATATTGACATTAAAAGAACTACAAATGGATTATCTGTAGAAATCCATTTCTCTAGTGACGTAACTAAAGATGAAGCAATTGCTTGGTTTGAAGATACTTTATCAAAAGTAGAAAGCCAAAGCTTTTTAAGAGCAAGTCTTGATTTATGGATTACACCAAAGGAGGAAGTATGAGTCAAACAGTTTTTTGGAGTAACGAAGCTGAAGATGGTGAAGGCTATGGTGGAATGTTTGTTCGTTCTGACTTAGGTAAGACTTTCACTAAATGGACTGACAAAGGATTACAAATTGTTGGTATTGTTATTGACGACTCTAATGAAGTAGAGTTCATTCTTAGGGATAAAGAAGAAGAATGAAAGAAGTCGAATACGAATTTTGGTACGATGACCAAGGTAGAGTTGTAGGTAAAATACCTCTTACTGATGTTGTCGGATTAGATGAGGAAGAATAATGGGTGGAATATTATTATGCTCAAAGTGTGATAGCCGTTGGCATTCTCACGATGGTACGGGTTCTTATGTTAATGATGAACATTACTGTGAAAACTGTACTCAAGAGATAGAAGCTCATTGGTTATTAAAAAGTGAGGAAGAATGAAAAAACATACAGTATTCTTGTTAGGAAAGCTAACTTATCTAACAGATAGTGAAGATAAAGCTGTAGCTTTTGCAGAAAAAGATTTAAAATTTCTGCACCCTAAATACAATATGGAAGTTAGTGGATTAATGGCAATCGACGATATGGAGGAAGAATGAAAGATAACCCTTTTGATGGGCCTAGTGTAAAAATAGGTTCTGATGAATTTAAAGAAATGATTATGCAAGTTATGATTAACAAACATAATGACGCAGACGAGGATTTCGATTTAAATGCGTAGAAGATTTCGTAAAGAACAACACGAGAGAACTTATCAGATAAATTGGAATCATAGTTTGCCCGTTTATGGTGAAAGGAAAAAAGATGAACCGACATCAAAGACGAGCAAGTAAGTCTAAAAAGAAAACACAATATCGAGGTTTGAGTAAGAAACAAATTCTTACGCCCGATAGTTGGAGATAAGGGGGAATAGTGACTGAAGAAAATCACGATTTACATAAAGTAAGTATGGGTAAACTATACGAAAAATATATGATGGCTAAAAATCTATCAGATATGTTAGATGTAGCTTATTCATATAACACTGAAACAAAAAGGAACGAAATAATTCTTATCATTAAAGATGGTGAAAGAACAATTCCTTTGGGCAACTTATGGTCTGCAGAAGACTTTGCGTTGCGTGACTATAAATTAAATGATTCATTGATTATGTCTAGAGTCTTTAAACAGTATGAATCTGAAGACGAAAGACGTACTCTTGATGAATTCAATGACGAGTATCATCCTGTTGATAAAAACTATGATGATATTTGGAAGTTTATCGATGGTGCTAGACAAGCATTAGACGATAAAGAATAAATACTTTCAGACTACCGGCAGAATACAAGTAATACCTACCTACTCATATACCGTTGGTAGTCTGTGAGTATCTATTCGTGAGAATGAATAACTAGTTGAAAGGTGCAGAAATGCCTAATCAAAATAACAATAGAATAGATACTGAAGATAGTTATGACTATAACTATCAAACAGACAAATGTGCTGTTCGTAAGTGTAAGTGGGAATCTCACGATACAAACAACGAAGGTGCCTTAGATTTGATAACACAAGGTGGTTATGGTGATTTTATGGATTACTATGACGAATCTCCTGTGTATTTTCGTCTCTGTCATAAACACGCACATCAATTTTCAAGTTGGTTAAATAACGCAAATGTCTTACCAAGACACAATGGACACGCCCACAATGGTAGTGAACCGGGTTTTTGGTATGGTCATATTGGTTGGGACCAATACACTTGGTTGTCTTACCTAAATAACTTTTTCTATTATCTCCTTAAGGAGAACTTAAAGTTTGCAATAGGTGCTTTTAATAGACAATTACGTCATCACATAACTTGGACAAAACAGGATATTAACGACAAAACTACTCCCGTTGTTAAGAAAAGATTTATCTTTAAACTGTTTTTCCTTGATAAAGCTTATAAAGGTTTTGTTAACACAAAATTAAGACAAGCTAAAGTAATGTATCGTAATTGGATACAGAAAACTTATCGTAATCATATCTCTTTAGATAGGGAAATATGGGAAAAAGTATTACAAGGTAAACTGTCTGACAAAGATTTAGTAATTATGGCTCATATTACTGATGCCAACAGGGCTAAGTCCGAAGAAGAATAATTAAGCCCCCTAGAAATAGGGGGTTTTCTTCGTTATATAATATAAGTATGTCTAGAGATATACTTGAATCAGTAGCTTCAGAACAAGAACAAGTTTTTGACTTAGAATTTCCAGACCTTCACGAAGCTCAGCAAACGGTAAGAGATGACCCCGCACGTTGGAAAATACTTTGTGCAGGCCGTCGTTTCGGTAAATCACGACTTGGAGTACAACTTTGTTTAGAAGAAGCACTCAAAGGTGGCCGTGTTTGGTGGGTAGCACCTACTTTCGCTATTGCTAGAGTTGGTTGGAGAGATGTGGTAGCTGCAGCAAATGAATTTCCAAAAGAAGCAGGCGTAGATGTACGCATTGGTGATATGGAAGTTAAATTTCCCGGCGGTGGTTCTATATCAGTTAAATCTGCCGATAACCCTCAGCGTCTTAGAGGTGAAGGTTTGAACTATCTAGTTATGGATGAAGCCGCATTCGTTAGAGAAGAAACTTGGACAGAAGTATTAAGGCCTACACTTACAGAAAACAAAGGTTCTGCATTATTCATAAGCACCCCTATAGGAATGGACAATTGGTTTTTTCATTTATGGGAAAAAGCAGAAAAAGCTGATGATTGGGCTAGATTTCAATTTCCTACAGTAGCTAATCCTATTATTGACCCTGCTGAAGTTGAATCAGCTAGAGAAGACTTAGGTGAATTAGTATTTGCTCAAGAGTATCTTGCAGAGTTTATATCTGAAGGTGCTCAAATGTTTAGAAGTCATTGGTTTAACTATTACAAACTTGGTGTAGGAACACTTTGGTGTGAAGGTGAAAAATTTGACATAAATAATGATTTAGTAAAGTTTGCTACAGTAGACTTAGCAGCATCAACAAAAGAATCAGCTGACTACACAGTCATATCAGTATTCGGTTATCATATGCAATCAGACAGATTGTTTATGATTGATATGATTAGAGACAGACTTGAAGCACCCGACATTGTACCTCAAATAAAAAGAGCAATAGGTATTCATAATCTTGAATGGGTTGGAATTGAAAAAACAGGATACCAATTAGCTATAGTGCAGTTTGCTAGAAGAGAAGGTCTCAGAATCAAAGAATTAAGAGCCGACAAAGACAAGCGTTCACGAGCACTTCCTTTGTCTGCTAAGATGGAAAGAGGACTTGTATATTTTCCTCAAAATGAGGAATGGGTAGGTGAAGTTGAGAGAGAGCTCTTAACTTTCCCTGTTGGTACTCACGATGATATCGTGGATACTCTTGCCTATGCTTGTCTTAGTAGCGGAACGAAAAGAAAATGGGAAGCATTTTAAATGGCTGAAGATAAAAGTTTTTATAGAAAAGCAGTAGATTACTTACAGAGACCACCACAAAGATTAGAAGTTAAAAGAGGGCCTCTAGATAAATACGAACAAGTACAAGGCTCTGTTTGGGGATACAATACCCAATCCGGTTATTTTCCACAAAAATTAATTGATGACTTAGGAGATGGATTAGGTAATTCAGCTGTAGTCGCTTGTCTTAATGTTTTAGCAACATCATTCGCAGAACCTCAATTAAAAGTTTATATAAAAAATGAACAAGGTAAGTTAGAACAAAAAGCTCATCCATTAGAACAATTACTTCAAAGACCAAATGAATTTATATCCGGTTCTATTCTTTCACACTACATAGTTACTTCTTTATCTGCTCACGGAGATGCTTTCTTAATGAAAGTTAAAGATGGCCAAGGTAAAGTCGTTCAGTTAGTTCCTTTAATGCCTAGTTATGTAAAGGTTAGAGGGAACACTCGTGAATTAATTACTCATTATGAATATCACGCAGTACAAAAAGGCAACGGGTTGCATCAAGAATATATTGAAATACCTAGAGAAAATGTAGTTCACATTAGACAAGGAATGGACCCCGATGACCACAGAAGAGGTTTCTCGCCACTTCGCTCAGTTATGAGAGAGTTGGCAGGAGACGAGGCAGCAGGACAATTCGCTGTTGCTTTGCTACACAATATGGCTGTCCCGGGAGTTATCTTAAGTCCAAAAGATGACTCTATGGGCGGGCCTACAAGAGAAGAAGCAGAAGGAATAGCACAATCTTTTAAATCTAAATTTTCCGGTGCTAACAGAGGTGCACCAATGATTATGACAGGTGCTATGGATGTAGATGTAGTTTCATTTACACCAGAACAATTAAACTTAACTGCTTTAAGAAGATTACCGGAAGAAAGAGTTTCTTCTGTTTTAGGTGTACCCGCAATTCTCGCCGGCCTCGGCGCTGGATTGGACGCAGCAACATACAACAATACTCGTGAACTAAGAGAGTTTTTTACTGAACAAAAAATGATTCCGATGTGGTCTTCTGTAGCAGATGAACTTACACATCAATTATTACATCAAGATTTTGTAGATAATAACTACGAATACTTCTGTGCTTATGACTTAGACCAAGTTAGAGCATTATCAGAAGACAAGAAAGAACAAGTCCTAACAATGAACTCCGCGGTGCAAGGAGGCTTCGTCACAATAGGCGAAGCTAGACAAGCATTAGGTTTAGAGGTTGATGATTCTCACGATATCTATTTAAGACCTTTAAATATGGTAGCTGTGCCGGAAGGAGAGACAGGAATTGTGACTCCTACTGAAGGAGAGCCTGCCCCTTCGGCACAACCACCATCTGATGAAGATGAGCCGGAAGAAGATGATGAAAAGGCAACTTTAAATACATCTCGATTCCAACCGGAGGTTCGTAGAAGCAAGAGAAGAATAGGAAAAAGAAAATCTGTTATAATTGATACAACAATGGAATTTAAAGCATCAGAACAAGACAATATAGTTTTATCAGAAGAAGAAAAAGCTGCTGCTGTCTCTGCTAAAGTAAAAAAAGTATTACAAAAGAAAGTAAAAGACCATAATGCAGGAAGTTCAAAATATAAAGTTACTTATGGAAAGTTGGCAATTATATTCAGACGAGGTGTTGGTGCCTATAGAACGAACCCAGCTTCAGTGCGAGGTAATGTTTCTTCGGCAACACAGTGGGGAATAGCCCGTGTCAACGCTTGGTTAAAAGGACTTAAAGGTTCTTTCCCAAGAAAACCTTTTGATACCGATTTATTACCAGCAGGACATCCTCAAAAAAAGAAACAAGATAAAAAAGCTGCATCAGTTAAAGCTGGAGATACAGTTTCTTGGTCAATAAATAAAGACCCCGACCCACCTTCAACAGTTCACGGTGTAGTTACTTCTGTCAATATTGATAAGAAAGAAGCAACTATGATGGTATGGGCAATTATGGATGATGGTTCACATCAAAAAACTGATAGAAGCGTTACTCAACCAATTTCTAAATTAAAAAAAATTAAAGATTTTCGTAAAGAATCTAAAGCTAAAAAAGATAAACCAACCAATTTCCCTTCATCCGGTGATAATCAGAAAATTAGCTTAAGTAATTCTAAATTCAAACAGTTTCCAGATAAAAGATATGTTGATAATTTGAAAGAAAATTATCCAGCCATATGGAGAAGAGCAGGTACCGGAGGTAATCCACCTACTTCGTTTACTGGAAACGATGCCTACAGAAATTGGAGTAAGTATAAAGCTGGAGACAGAAGTGCATCAGTTTTATCTTGGGTTAAAAGACGAGAAAGTTTTATGGCCCGACACCAAGGAAATACAAGACTGAATGGAATTATTGCTGTAATGAAATGGGGAGGTGTGACGAAATCTGGAGTGAGTACTATGAAAAAGATAGTTAATGAGCAAAAGAAAAAAGAAGATGCTCGTAAAAAGAAAGCTCACGAAATGTTGTCTCACACTGACGATTTAACAAGTTAAAATAAGTTATAGTATCGAAAGGTATATGAGTAGGTAAATGAAAGATAAATTTAACAAGTCTATTGAGTTCAAAACAATAGATGAAGAAAAAGGAAAAGTTGAGGCAGTTTTCTCTGTTTACAACAAATTAGACACAGATGGCGATGTAGTCGTTCCCGGAGCAATCAAATCCGGTTTTAAAGATAATCAAGTTCCTATGGTATTCGCTCACAAGTGGGACCAACCAATTGGTAAAGGGACAATAGAAACAGATGACAACAAAGCTACATTCAAAGGCACATTCTTTATGGGTACAGAAGCCGGTAAGGAAGCATACAATCTTGCAAAAGAGATGGGCGACTTACAAGAATGGTCATTTGGATTTAGAATCAACGATTATGAAGTAGCACCATTTAAAAAAGATGGTATAGATGAAGAAGTTGATGTTCGCTATCTAAAAGATTTAGAAGTATTTGAAGTTTCACCAGTTTTAGTTGGTGCAAACAGAGAAACCTACACATTAGCAATTAAGTCTGGCGAAGATGCCGTTTATGAATCTAGCGAAGAAAAGGCTGCTAAAGATGAAGATATTTTTGATAATGAAGAAGATGCCAAAAAAAGAGCAGAAGAACTAGGTTGTTCTGGTACTCATCAACACGAAGTTGATGGTAAAGAAGTATATATGCCTTGCTCTACTCACGAAGCATATGAAGAAATGGTATCAGCAGATAGAAAAGATTTAGATGGAGAACCAGAAGAAGAGTGTTCTTGCAGTTGTGACTGTAAGAAAGAAAATTCTGAGGAGCCACAAGAAAAGATTTCTGAAGAGGAAAATTCCAGCTTGCAAGGAGTAACTTT